AGTCTGTCGCAATCGGTGTCGCAAAATCGTCTGCACCTCCATAGGAAGTTTCTCTCGCATTTGTTACGTGAACTGCTGAACCTCCTAAAGCAGAAGTCCTCCATACTTTCAAGTTATCAACCTTTGAAGAACCACCCATTGCAGTAATATCCATTTTTTGCCATTTCTCGTAAGTGTTTTCGCCCGGAACGACTGGATAAGCAACTGGGTCTAGGTTCACTGCGTCTGTGCTTCCCATATTCGTATTAGTGATATTGTTAGTCACTGTTTCTCCCGCTGTGTTGCTTTCGTCAATTTCTACTGTGGCTGCAAAACCATTTTTTGCATATAATTTAATTTCCATAATAATATATTTAATTAAACTAACTAATAATAACTATTTTTTCCTTTCTTCTTCGGGTGTCTTTTCCTCTACTACCTTTTGAGTTTCGGGCAGTGCAGGTTCTAAAGTCTTAATCAAATTGTCAACTTCTAGATATTGACCTGTCAAAGTTTCGGCTTTTTTGGTCAATTCTTTTTGTGCTGTCAAAGTGACTTTTAGTTGTTCCTGCACTTTCTTAAACTCTGCCTCTAATTTGTCTTTCCTAAGTTTCAATTCCTCTAAACTTATGCTTTTATTTTCCATAATGTTTTTTAGTTAATAGTAATTTTCGCTTATGCTAATCTTATCACACTTACATACACTATTGAAAGGTCTGCTCCGTCTGAATTTATCAAGTGCAAAGGTTTTGTTTCAATAGTATGGTTTGCGTCTAGGATAGCGTCTGCTCTTGTTAGAGCATTATCACTAGCACCGTAAGCAACTGTTTCTGTAACATCTGAAGTCCCGTCTGTCAATTTCCAGTTTCCATTATTTCCTGCTTGAGTGTTAATTCCCCAAACGTCAATCACTCTGCATTTGAAAGGCACATTACCACTAAATACATTGATGTCTGCTGAACCAGCGTTTACAATCGGAATAATAATTGGAATACCGTATGTTCCATTTGTTCCTGCAATCGGATCTAATTCGTCCCCGTTAATGTTAGAAATAACATTTCCAGTTCCGTCTGCGTCAATAGTCTTGTTTGTCAAAGTCACTGTTCCACTATCAATGTATGCTTTTATAGATTGCTGTGTCGCAATTTTAGTTGCACTGTCTGAAGCCATATCGTTTTCATCTAGCACTGCTGTTCCTGAAACTCCAGTATCTAAAACAGGACTTGTTAAGGTCTTGTTTGTCAAAGTCTGAATGAAGTCAGCAAATACGAAACTATCGTTTGCGTTCACATCAGGAATTGTATAAGTGTTATCTTGAGTCGCTTGGTCTGTCGCTACTATAATTGCATTGTGAGTTGTCTGACCTAAAATCAATGAAGTCCCAATCGTTGGACTTGTCAAAGTTTTATTAACAAGTGTTTGTGCCAAAGTCAAGAATACAAAAGTATCACTGACATTTGCAAAATCAGGAATTGTCAAAGTCGCTACTCCCACAGTTTGTGAAGTAGTTGCTAAAGTTAAATCACTAGCACCTGCTTCTATCGTTGTGCTTTGAGCCAAAACTGAAGCTGTTCCTGCGGGCAAAGAAGTCGCCGCTAAAGCCGTCCAATTAGTCCCGTCAAAGTAAGCAATATCTCCTACAACTTCCCCTGAAATTGTCAAGTCTGTAACTGAAACTACTCCTGCGTTTGTAATTGAAATATCCCCAGTAATATCTACTGCGGTTGGAACGTTCGCAACACTACCTACTATCAATCTTGCGTCTGTTAGATTTTCTAATTTTGATAATACAATAGCGGCGGCTGAATTTATATCTGCATTTACTAAACTGTCTGCTGTAATATCAAGAGTGTCTGCTCCCACTGTAATTTTTCCGTCTGTATTTACTACATTCAAAGTCACTGCTCCTGAAGCACCTCCTCCAGTCATACCAGCACCGGCTGTTACGGCTGTAATATCTCCAGTTGAACCTCCTCCTACATTAAAGTCACAAACGGTTGCTGAACCCTCGTTGACATATAATGTTGCTCCTACACCTCCGTCAGTATCTAAAAACATACTTCCGATTGCGTAACCTGCTTCTCCGTCTGTTGGCACGGTAGCACCGTAACCAATTAACACATTCCCCTCACTGTCTTGCAAAATTTTTGTTATCTCTGTGCTATCAGGAGTTTTTAATTTCCCGTCAGCTTGTATAACATTTCTCACTCTAAACTGATCGTTATCTGACATAATGAATTCACTAAATTATGTTTATAAAAATAAACCGTTACGAAATTTGGTTTATTAACTTTTCAAGCAATTCGTCAAAATCTATTTTATCGGAGGCACTAATTTTCATACCTCTGCTAATTGCAATTTCTTCTATCTTCCTTTCAGGTATTTCTCCCTCAAACATTTCAACCAAATTTTCAGGTTGGTCTTTCAAGCGAGTAAGTGGCTTATCTACGACATACAATCCAGCAGGAACTAATTTATCAGACTTCTGCGGATCACTATCAATATAAGTTTTCATTTTAATCCAATAAAAGAACTTTCCTTTATTTTCTGAAGTTTGGGTTTCTGAAGCATTTGCTTTTTCTCCCTCTCCACTTTTTTCTAATTCTTTATTTCTCTTTCCAACTGCTTTTACTAAATCTGCGTGTATCACGTCTTCAGTAAATTCAACTCCAATTCTTTTTGCGTATAACCTTAAATCCTCATTGCTTTTACCTACGGGATTTTCTAAAGTAATTTTTGACATAATTGTTTTATAGTTAGTTTTAATAAATCGTGAGTATAAGGGTATCTCGTGACTGAAACGCCCTTATATCACGGTTTTAGGCGATTAAGAAGTTGTTAAACCGGTCAATACTGCGTGTGATTTTCCAACTTGTTCTACTGAAAGTCCGAACTTTCCTTGTAGAGTTTCCTTTCTTTCACGACTTCCTACGTTAGTTTCTTTTTCAAATCGTAGTTGGTCATTATCTTTCCAACCTTTTTGTAGATATCTTGAGTTAACCAAAGCAACTTTGCTGTTCGGCATATCAATATCAACTACAAAAGGAATTGAACCAAAACCATCTGCGATATATCCGTCTAATACGTGACCTCCCATTCTTTCTCCTCTATCAACTTGAATAGCGTCTGCTCCTGTGAATGCGTTTGCAAGTCTTTTGTTTGCTACATTCATAACAATAGCATTAACTGTTCCTCCGGCTTCTCTAACATCATCTAAAGCATTTTTCAAAGATACTTCTGTAAATGCTCCCGCAACGTTAGTTTGCAAAGCACCTGAAACTTGTGTCAAGAAATTTATCAAACCTCTTGTCATAGCTGGGTAAGTTGCTGTTCCTACTCTAGCTGTTCCAAAAATAGAAGAACGAGCTAAATCTCTCATTACTCTTTCCATAGCTTCTGACTTCAAAGCAACTTCTGTTCTCCCTGTCTTTCTCGCTTGGTCTGTGTCTGCTTTAGAAAGGTCAACTGTTTCCTGAACTAACTGACAGTAATTTGTGACCTTTGCTGTTTGTTCTGCCATTGCTGAACCTTGAACTTTCCCCTCCTCGTGAGCATTACCAATTACTTTCATTGTGATTGTTCCTGTGTGGGCTACGGCTGTGCTTTCTCCAGCACCTCTTTCGTAAACGTCAATAGTATTTCCTGAACGGTCAACTGACGCAACTACAACAATCTCGTCTTCACAAAGTAAAACATCTCCTATTGTAATTCTATCAATAGTAGCCGCTGTTACTTCAAGTGCTGTGATATCACTGTCTGAGTTCCATTCTGATCCGTCAACTGTAATAGCACCAGTGCTTACTTCAGGAGCGGTATAATTTCTTGACAATACTTCATACTCGTCTGTTTCAAAAGGTTTTGTTCGTGTAGTAAACAAATCCCAAACTTTCCCAAACTCTTTTGCCATTAAAGGGTTAATCCTTTCTGAAATGGCGATAACTTCAGGGTCTAAAATTGACTCTGTGTCATCTAAAGTTGTATGTAATCCTAAATCCATTTTATTATTTATTCAGTTGAAAATCTATTATTCTTTTACACTGCTCAAACACATATACGACTAAGTAAAAGAACAAATTCCAACCTACTTAATTAAACTTAATAATAATTTTTAACTCTTTCTTGTCAATCTCAATGCTTTCAATTTCTGTGACTTCTCAAACAAAATATCTAACTCTGCTGATGTTTTGTCTTTCTTCACTGTCAGTGCGTTTATTTCTTTAATCAATGTTCCCTCGTCTGTCAAAATAGGAGTGCCGTCGCTTTTGTCAATCTTCTTTGAAACATTTGTGACAGTAGCACCCAAAATCTTTGCGTTCGCAATTATATATTCAAGTTTTTGTCTGTCTGAAAAATCTGCTGGGACTAAACCTCTCTTTTCTTCAGGGATAGTTTCAGTAACACTTTTCAAAACTGAACCAATACTTGTTTTATACTTTTCCAATACACCTTTCTTTTGGTCTAACTCTTTTTTACCTTGATCAATTTCGTCCAACCTACTCTTTGCAAGTTGTTCCCACTTTCCGTCTTCCTCGTCTTTTTTGTCTTTATCCTTTTTAGCTTTTTCAATTCTCTTTTCTTCTGCCTCTTTTGCTTTTCGCTGATCGTCAAGAAGTTTTGCAACTTCAGGATTTGTCTTTGCTAATTCCTCAATAGATTTTTTACTAAGGTTTTTGTCGTCTTCCTCTTTTTTCTCTCTCGCTTTTTTTTCTTCTTCAGTTTCACTTGGAGCAGGTTCTACAAATTTAACCAATTCTCCTTTATCGTCTTTCAATGCTTCTTCAGGTTTTTCGGGGTTCGCTTCATACTTGACACCGTCAATTTCAACAGGGTCAATATTTCCGTTCGCTCCGAATAATACAACCTCTATGTTCTTAAATTTTTCCATAATAGTTTTTAGTTTAATTATAGGCATACACCTAAATCGTCACTTTTTTTGGTTTGCACCGTTAGGCAGTAACCGCCACTAATAATTTAATAAAATTATACAACATCTTACTACGACATTGCAACCGTTGATAACTAATTAACTTAAATCAGGTCTAGGATAAAGACTATGCTTACAGTTGGGGTGGAACGGTGGAGTGTTCGTTAAAAGCGGGTAGTCCTTACTTTTACCGCTTATACTGAACTTCTTACCCTCGTATGGAATACATATCGGGGTTGTCGTGCCGTGACTTGAAACTTCAACAATATCAACACCAAATTCCGCGGATCTATTTACGGTTGCTTCATTGTTTGCTCTCATTAAGTGCGTCCTTGCTAACATTTTTGAATAACTTGGAAGCGTCCACCTATTACCACCTCTATCAATTAAAACTGAAAAACCTTTTTGCCCTAAATTCTCCGAAACCTCCTTTGCAATTTCTCTAACACTTTTTCCAACCAATCTCCCCTCTGTGATAGTCGCCCTTGACTGTTGTTTCAATACGTCATTAAAAATATGTTCAGTGCTTTTAACCATTCCAGTCATTGACGAACCAAAGTCTAAATATGCGTCGCCGATCAAAGCGTTGACGGCCTCAAGTTGTGGAGCTAAATCTCCCGCACCTTTTAGAGTTGCAATCGTTACTTTTCCAGCAGGTGTTTTAATTTTATATTTATTTAATACCGTGTCTGCATTATTCATTCCCTCAACATAAACTTCTGCTATTCCATTAACAAGCCAAACTTTAACTTCTCCGTCTGCTTGGCTTACAGTTTTCGTAATTTCAGCAAGTGCTTGTTTCTTTTTAACATCAGTCAAATCTGTCGCAATAGTTTTATCAACAATTTTTTTAACGTCACTATCTAATCCATTTACAATTTTAAGAAGTGCAGGGATATCCGCCTTTGCGATAACTTTTTCAGTTTGTTTTTTTAAGTTCTTTCCCATTAGAAAATTATGAAAGCAAATCTAATAATAACAATCAAAAGAAAAATAGAAAAAACTAAAGTAAGTAACCCTAAAAAATAAACTCCTAAAATATATTTCCAGTTTACCTTTCTTAACATTTCCTCAAGTGCTTTTGCATTATTCCCAACCGTTGCTTCTAACGGTTCGCTCTTTCTAATTTTATTTGTTACTAGTGACATATTGCTTATTATTTAATTTATAATGTCGGAACGGTATCTCCAACTCCAGCAATTTTATCTTCTTCAGAAATCTTTTCTAATTCTTCGTCTGCAACTTCGTCATTCACATTATCTAATCTTTTAATAGAAGACTGCTTGGAAGTATTACCTGACTTAATTCTAACTTCTTCAGTTCGTGCTTGTTGGTATTCGTCCACTGGCAAAACATCTCCAAACTTCATTGTAATATCTTCAATCTCTATACTAGATAATTTCCCAGCAATTTTTAGAATATCTTTCAAACCTTTTTCAATCTTTGACCTTTTTGTATCTGTTTTTCGGATCGCTGAAAATAATTGTATTCTCAATGCTTCTACTCTTTCAGGCATTGAACTTTTTAATAATTCAAACATAGGAACGCTTGAAAAGAATGAAATCATTTTTAACTGCAATTCAATATGTCTTTCAGTTGACTCAATAAGTGGATTTGTATTTAATATATATTTTGCTTCTGCACTGTCTTTTCCGTCAACAACTAAAGTGTCCCATTGCTTCAAAGTCCCGTCTTCGTTTACAGTTTCGTCTGTCTTCGGTATCTGCATTTTAGCGTCTAGGTTTTTCAAAAGCTGTGTTGATATATGTGTTGCTCTTTCGTTTAATTCTGCTAACTGGGGCAAAATGTCGTTATAATCTGACTTGCCATATCCTGATGACATAGGTCTTCCATTATCAACTTGAATAATCGGAATAGTATCAATTTCTAAAGTTTGAGTTACTTCATAATTAACTCCAATCAATTCGTTTAATACTTTTATATTTACTTCTTCAACCAAAACTCCTTTGCTGTCTGCTTTCCAACCTTGACGAGTGATAACTACCTTGTCGCCCTCAAGTTGATAATTTTGTGTCAAAGCATAAAACTGATCTGTTACTCCTCTGTCGTCTTTCTTATAAGTTGAAATAATTACTGAACCGTCTGACTGTGGGAAGAACTGGTCTTGTGGAATTAAATCAATATAAGTTCTATCGTTTTCGTCTTTCCAAGTATGTAAAGCAAAATAACCAAATTCAGATTGGTCAACTCCCATATCGTAAACCATTTCTTTAAGGTCATTGAAATCAACAACTCCATTTATAAATTCTTGGTGGTTTTCTTCTTCTGTTGTAATTGTTAATTGTGAAACATTACCCTGAACAAAATCCCCGTAAAAATCAGAAATTCTCGCAGGTATTGCGTGGGCTAAATAAACTACGTCCTTTGCATTTTTATACTGGTTCTCAATTATTTCGTGCAAACCTAATACGCCTTTTTGCCTATTCTCGTATAGGTCAAGATATGTTGTCACTTCATATATTCTTACTTTTTCGCTATCACTTGGGAACTTTCCAACTTTAATTTCCATAATAGTTTTTAATTTAAGGCGTCTTCTTTTTGGACTTCTTTTTTTTAGATTTTTTCTCTGCTTCTTCTTGGCTCTTAATTGCTAACTCCATCATTTTATTATCTGCTACTTTCTGTTCTTTATCTTCCTGATCAACTCTAATTTTAAGAAGTGCCTCGGGCGGTTTTCTTAATACTCTACAAACC